ACAGAAATCCAATGTGCTCTCTTCCAGTTTGAGCGACGAACGTCAGCAGGCGCAGAAGGTGAGCCGCAAATCAAAAGTGCGGTTTCCCCTCTACACCAATCCTTCAGTTCATCTAAATGAAACACTAATCAGACAGTCACATCCTGTGCTGCTGAGAAGGATTCTGGTCTCGCTACCGCAACGTCCATCATTTGATAAAACCACAAATTAACGGTTCCATTTCCTGCGGCTGTATATGGATCAACCTGAACGTCGAGATTGCCAAAGAAACCTAAGTAAAGGTCGCTGAAGTTTCCAAACAGCAAGGAATAAGGCGCTGAAGATGGTGCTTGAGTTGTTTGAACGACGGGATACCCAAGCAGAGAATCGGTTTCCATCATAATCATTCGTGAGTCTGTAGAAGCAGACACAAGCGTTTGCATCAGCTTGCCAACCACTCGCGGATGAGTTACCCAAGCCAAGGAACCAACCAAGGCGTTATCGGCTGCGACTTCACTCCAGATGTCAACCACATTTCCGTACGTCAAAGCCGCATTCCCAGAAGTTCCAGCACTCTCAACGTCACCGATTCCGGTAGTTGCAAGGATTCCGGTAGGTTCGTTAGAACCACCACCTTTGATTGCTACGTTGTCGATTTTAGCAGCAAACAATTTAACCATGTGGTCACGAATGACGGTTTCAAGATTTCCGTTCAAGCCTTGATGCAAAAGCTTTCTCGTAATCTTGATATTGTTGGAGGCCTCTTTTGGAGTCATGGTCACTTGTCCAAAATCCGGCTCATTGTTCCCCACACTTCCAGCTTCTGCCGTGAACGTCACTGAGGCGTTCGCTGAAAACTTAGGGATTTGAACATCACCCACCAAGCCTTCAAAGCGAGTTGCGCCAACTTGGCCCATGATGCTTTGAGAGATCAGCGCGTCAATAAAGCGATCCACTAGCAGATTATCCGCTACGGTTTTATCTCCAAATCCAGAACCGCTTGAACCTGTTGCGGCTGAAAGTGTTCTCGTTGAAAAACCGTGATCTGGGATAAAAAACCCATTTGGTTGCCTGCCAACCCTAGAAGCGATTTCATCACTCACTTCCTTTTCAAAGCCAGCCAGCGCCCAGTTATTGTTTGCTGCGGCTTCAATCGCTCGAATTAGTGAGTATTGCTTTTTCTCTTTTTTGGTCAGTTCCGGCTGCACAACATGAGGATTTGTTCGCACTTCGTCGCTCAGTTCTTCAGCAAACTGCAAGTAAGGCTTGCCTTCTCGAATGGCTCTTTCTGCGAAGTCAGACTTACCAAAACCTTCAGCCAAAGAGCGGATTTTGTTTTGTTCATTCAGCATCTGCTGACGCACAGATTTTTCATCAATCACTGGGACAGGTTCATTTGTGACCTGCACATTTAGGCCTTCCATTTCCATTTTTTCTTCCTTTTTTGTAGGTAAAATACTTCTTCCTACGCCCACACCTTTATCGGCTGGAACGCTGACGATTGAAATTTCCTGTGGATACCAAGAATTCACTCGAAAGATTCCTCTACCGTCGATTTCCTCTTCAGTAGGTGTCATCCCTTTGACTGAATACCCCACAGAAACATTTGAGCGAATGCCATCTACAACATCCGCAAAGACCTCTTCAGCCAGTGCGCTTCTTCCGAATCGAACTGTCGCCCGTGCTATTCCAGCCGCGCTATCCAGGTCTACTCTTTCGACTACGCCAATCTGTTGGCGCATATCGTGATCTAAAAGAAGAGGCATTCTGCCACTTCTCGCAAAACTCAAATCGATCTCGTCTTCGCTGTGGCCTAAAACCTCATAGCCAAATTCCCTTTCAACTGGGGATTGTGAAGACCAAGCAAGACGGACTCGTCTGTCGTCTTTCTCTTTGTCGTAGTGCCAACCGCGCTCAACCTCCCCAACTCGAAAGCTGAGAGGTTCGACTGTCGCCTTGCGTTCTTCTTCTGCCATTTCCATTTCAGGCTCTTCTGCGACTTCTTCGGCTTTGGCTTTCGCAAAGGCTACGATGTACTCGTTTTCTGTTTCTTCGACTTCCAAGACATGTCGAGTTGCTAAATCTTTTGCTTCCATACGTTCCTTTTCTTCGTTGTTGGCTTGCTCAACAATCTTGTTTGCCCAAGTCTGGCCTGCATCTCCACCCCAAAGAGCGTTTGCTATACGTCCGTTGCTTGGATAGCCTTTCTCTCCTGGTCTATAACCTTCAGCTTTTTTGTCCACTTCATGGCGAGCGAAAAAACTTTTCATTCTTTTGACGGTATCTAGTGAGAGATTCTTTTCGTTGACAATGTCCCTAGCGCGAGCAATTCCAATCAGTGTTCCGCCTCGTCCAAATTCTTTACGCCATGCCAATCCCTTCTTAGCTTCTTCCACCATGCCTTGCGTTGGCTTGTGTCCCTCACTCATCCGCTGCCTCTTGTTCGTTTTCTGCAATCTCGACTTGTGTCAAATCTAGGAAAAACGGCTGCTTTGGCCCCAATGGTTTGAAGTGGCCTACTTCGATTCCGTAGCGTTCCGCCATTTGAACGTCCTGCTGAATTTGACTGAAGACTTCTTCAGGATCTCGTCCGTATTGCAACTGGACATCTGACAAGCTCATAAACCCAGACTGAACCGCTGCCGTGGCTGCGCTAATTTCTTTAGCAGGATCTACCCAAGCGAATCCGCGCCCTCTAAATTCAGCACTTGGAATAAATTTCGATTCTGCCTTTTCCATTGACCAATCGAATGTCCCTCGTAGCACTTGGACTTTATGCCACTCGCGATAGATCGGTTTGGCTAAATGAGTAATCAAAAACTTCTGAAGCATTCGGTAATGGTCGCGCTCACTGATTGCGCCTTGCCGAATACTCGAGTAATTCACGCCTGTCAAATCGTTGGAAAGTTCGGCATAGCTAATGCCCAAACCGGAAGCAATCGAACGCAAAACGGCAGAATGAAAATCAGGAAATGCTGTGGTGGGGTGGGTGGGGTCCCAAGCTGAAAAAGACATTCCAGCCGGAAGCTGCTGAATGCTGCCTGGACTTGCGTCCATGACAGGCTGATAATCGTCAAGCGTGTCTTCGCCATCGAATCCGTCACCTTCTGGCGATTGCAGAAAACCCATTTTGGCAGCGCCCAATCTGGCGGCAACCACCTCGGCTTGCAGGTATCCTTGCAACTGATGCATGGATTCCATGACAGAAGCAAAAGCTGGAACGCCTCTCGTTTGCTGACTTCTTTCCGGTAAGTAAATGTGCAGAAGTTCTTCAGCCGGAATACGAACACGCCTCATTCCGTGGTGATAGCTTCCGACTGTTCCGTAATTTAGCGGATGGTCTGGGCCTTCAAAAAGGTGATACGCAACAGGTCGATGAAAGCGATTGAGTTCCACGCCCATAATAATCCGGTTGCCGTTCGATAGCGTGGTGTCGTATTGCTCGTCGAGATAATCGCCTTCAAGAATCTGAAGCCCAAAGCCAAAAGGCAAAGATTTGTCTCTGACTAGTTTGACTAAAACTTCACCGTCTCGCTGAACGCTTTCGATCACCAATTGTTGAACATCAATCCAACTGAGCTTTCCGCTAACCTCGCAATTCCCCAGTTGACTCCACTCTTTCCAGGCTCTTTCGATTCTGGCGTTTCCTACTTGATCCAGTGGCCCTTGAGCATTGTTTGGATCGGGCCTGCCGTTGACTAGGGGAAGATTTCTGGCGCGGCTTTGAAACGTTAATCCCTCATGCCCGACAATCATCGTCCGGTAAACCTGCAACGCCCTTTTGGCGTAAGGATTATTTCTTGATAACTGACGACTTCTGTCTCGAAGTCTGCGGATTGCGCCACGGATTTCAGTGTCTGCGGATGTGGCAGGAGAAAGAAAATCAGAAAGCAGAGAGGAAACTTGATTGCCTAAATAGGATCGTTTGCGCTTTGGGGTTTCGGCTTTGCTTTGAGGCTTCGATTCTCTGCCGATTAAATCGGGAATTTCACCTTTGAAGGGCCACATTAGTTAAGTCCTCCAAATCTAGTGGCGATTACATCACCCGTTGGCTTACCTGCTTTTCTTCGCGTTGCCTTGATTTCTTTTCGCAGCTCAGACTTCCAATAGTTCAGTTCCTGGCGAGTTTTCACCATATCCGCATAAATCATGTTTCGATCTGCGATGGCGTATTGGCTCGCATGCTTTTGGGCTAACTCTTTGAGCGTTGCCTCCAGATAAGTAACCATTAAATCAGCGGTTGAACGCGGATCACTTTGGTTGGAATCGTAATCGCCAATGATGTCCCAAACGCCTTCTGAAACAGAAATCTGCTCAGAATCAGAAGCGCGAACAATCCAAGCCTGCCAATGCAAATGACCTAATG